GTTTCATCTGAGGAACTTGATGAACAAGGTTTGATTATGCTGAAACAATTAAAAAATCGGTACAGTGATGTGAATTACAAAAAACGCTTCACAGTTGGTATAAATCGTAGTAAAATGAAATGGTATGATGCCGAACAATCGGGAGACCTTATTGAAACTGAACCGACATTCGATAAAACCGAAATGAACGAACGATTTAAGGATTTCAAACTATGATGACAATATTAGTAGTTTTAACATGGGTATGTATTGCTTTAGGATTTTTTGTGAATCCAGCTTTCTTTTTACTTGGTGTAATTATATTTTTAATAGTCGCAGTATGGTGGACAGTTTTAGCCTTAAAACAGAAAATGGATTGGAAAACAATTTTTATTGTTTGGTCAATACCAATTATTCTATTTCTAGCTTTTGGCTTTGCAATTATGTATCTTCCATTATTGCCAGAAGAAAGAAAGACCGATGATTAAAATCTATGGATCAAAAAATTGTGTGTGGTGTACCAAAGCAAAAGACTTGTGTGAAAATTATAGTATAATTTATGAATACTCCGATGCCGAAGATTTGGATATATATGAAGAAATGAAAAATAAAATACCACACAAAAATCCTATAACTTTGCCTCAGATATTTTGGAACAATAGATACATTGGTGGATTTAGAAATTTAGAACAAGAGATTGAGAATACTAATATTGGAAATTATGGACAAGGAACAATATAATATGAGCAAAGGTAATACAAGTGCAGGTCTTCATAGCAATGTAAGCAAAAAGCTTAAAAACGCTATGAGGAGAGATTATCTCCAAAGTCCTGATAGAATTATGAATCAATTAAAAGCGCATCGCGCAGGCAAAAAAACTGTAGTTACTATTGAAAATCCAAATAAAAATGAAACTAAATTTAGATACATACGGGTTGATGGAAAGCACATTTTTAAGCCAGCGTCACTAGCCCAATGAAGGCGACATTAAAGGCATTTACTCAGCCAACAGAAGAATTTCTGGAAGAATACGCAGCTAATGCGAATGCCACCGATTTGTCTTCAGTTCTAGATTTAGTTGCATATTGTGCTAGGGTATCCAATCCATCAAATCAGATGAATAAAGAGACTGGTGAAAAATTAATTCGACACCTGATTAAGCATAAGCATTGGAGCCCTCTTGAAATGGCCGATGCTCTTATTGAAATTGAAACAACCAGAGATATCGCTAGACAACTACTTCGTCACAAATCAATGAAATTTCAAGAATTCAGTCAGCGATATGCTGATCCTACTGTATTAGAAAATACATTTGTTGTTAGAGAAGCTAGACTACAAGATCCAAATAATAGACAAAATTCTATTCCTTGTGATGATTTAGAAATTAATTTATGGTGGGACGCACAACAAAAATTTGTAATTGAAAATGTTGAAAGAATTTATAAAGAAGCTTTAGAGAAAGGAATTGCAAAAGAACAGGCGAGGGCAATTTTACCCGAAGGCAACACAATATCTAGACTTTACGCCAAGGCCGATATAAGAACATGGATACATTATGTGGAATTGCGAACCGCCAACGGAACTCAATTGGAACATATGTTGTTGGCAAAGGAAATCGGAAAAGCTATATCCAAAATCTTTCCTATGATGGAGGATTTTATTCAAATTTAATAAAGGGTTGATAAAATGGAAATTATTTCACGCCACGAAACAGAAGACGAAAAAGGTTATGCGAATGTTGTTTTCAATTCGGAGGAAAATGTATACGAAATAAAACTATATGATAATCAAAATCACCTGTATTATACTAACTTGAGAAATAAATTAAACGATGCTCAATCGTTTGCTGATAATTGGGCATTAGGAATTGAAAAATTTTATCAAGATAGTGATCGTTATAAATAAAATAAATAAAAACAAAAGGAATTTTTGTCGTGTACATTTTTAAGACTATTTTTATTATTATCTTTCTTTCTATTTCGACTACAGCAAACGCCCATGGGGTTTCATCTAAAAATCAATTAAATTGTTTAGCCAAAAATGTTTATTTTGAATCTAGGGGAGAGAGTGCATTAGGACAAATTGCTGTAGCTTGGGTTACATTAAATAGAGTGAACAGTAAAAGATTTCCAAACACGATCTGCGGAGTTGTTTTTCAAAAATCGCAATTTTCTTGGGCGAACGGTAAGGGTAAACATAGAATACCTAGAGGTGCAGCATGGGAAAAGTCAAAGAATATAGCGGCTGCCGTATATGGAAAAAAACATAAAGATCCCACCTTTGGTGCTACATATTTTCATGGTAAGTCCGTAAATCCTAGATGGAATCGTAAGATGAAATTAACTCGCGTAATTGGAGTTCATAAATTCTTTTATCATTAAATGCTTGATTTTTTCAAAAAATAGTTGTATAATGAAATAAATTGAATAGGAAATAATAATGATCGACTACAAATTTGATGAAGATGAATATATTAATGAATTTAAAGAATATATTGATACCACATATAGTGGTCATTATGCGTCCAATAAATTACAATCAACAGAAGTGATTATTGATCGTGGTCACGGTACAGGTTTTTGTATGGGAAATGTTGACAAATACTCGAATCGATATGGCAACAAAGGTACTCGCGACGACGCCAGAAAGGATCTAATGAAAATTCTACATTATGCACTAATTCAACTTTATATACATGACCGAAACCTGTAAAAAACATCATCTATTATTTAAAAAAAATTCTTCTGGAAATTATCAAGCATCAGATGTTTGGTGCGGCCAAACAGTAAATGAAACAACTTGGTATTGCAGTAATGAATGTAGTGTGCGGGCTGGCAATAAAATAGAAAAAATCTTAGAAGATAAAAAGCATAAATTATCTTTACGATAGAGGACATAATATGAATGACATTGAAAAAGAAATAGTAAACGAACTTGTTGAACGATATGGTCGCGGAACTAATGAGAATGATGTTCCCCTCACCGATAAAGAAATTCTTTCTTTGCCAGTTAATGCTATTGGATTAGATAGTTTAGATTTTTTAGAATTAGTCTTTGAACTTGAAGAAAAATATGATATAGAACTTGAAGAAGTTTCGGTCACGGCATTTCCAACTTTGAGTTCTGTGGCAGATGTAATTAATAATAAAGTAAATCCATAGGTGGAAATCTGGTATCAACTCAGGTAACAACTAGATGAATAGTGATATAAAGAAAATAATCTTGATGGGAATGCTTATCGCAACACCAACAACACTCTTAGCACAAGAACTTACGTTTGGAGAGAATATGCCAAAGGCGATTCTTAATCCGGTAAGATATTCTTATGAAGAAGTTGTTGGCCAGGCACATTTTGGTGTACTAACTGTTAAGAATAAAATTGAGCTTCCCGATCCTACGAACGCTCAGGATAGAGAAATTCTGGTAAATACTGAATATGGACCTGTGTATTTTATCTACCGAACTACAAGCAACAGTTGTGACACGTCTAACACTTGTGACTATGATAGTGTGGAGTTCGTATCCGGACCCGATAATGTCATTGCTGTGCCATCCGTTATTGATATACCAGAAAAATCCACCGGAAAAATCAAGATGATATATTTTGAAGGATTTTAAAAAATGAAAATAAAAGAAATGAGTAACCAAGACGCTTTTGAATTTGCGCTGGAACTAATTGGTTGCGTAATTGAGGAATACACGTCAACCGGTCCTTCGCACGTCGATCCATATCTTGGAAAATTATATAGCGCCGAAAAAATATTTGAAGCTTTGTGGGAAAATTCGAACAAGTAACACGATCACGAAATGTTACAGTCTCTTGAAAATCCCTCCTGAATGACTATATTGGTAGTACAGAGAGAGAAAGAGAGAATACACATGACGCGCACCGACACACATCGTCCATCGGTTATCAATCCCGATGAATATCTTTTTGTATCGTTTCACGATCATCGTCCGGACGCCCACATGGCGAACATCGCAGAAATGCAGGCGTTCCGCGCTCATATGGAACACACCGGCGGCAAGTTCAGTGACCACAGTCACGGCGGATCATGCCATGTATGTGGTGCATACGCACACACAATCGCCCGGTTTTATCACGTCCCGACCAACACCTATGTTGAAACGGGCGAAATCTGTGCAGAAAAGTTGCATGATGGTGATCCACTAAGCTTCCGTAGCTTTCGCGATAAAGCGAAGCGTGGCATCGAGGCCGCTACCGGAAAAGCAAAGGCTCAAAAGTTCCTGACGGCTGCTGGTTTGACCGCAGCGTGGGATGTTTACGAAAACTCAACCTCCGTCGCATGGGAAGAAACCGTTGTGACTGATATTGTTTCGAAGCTAGTCCGTTACGGCAGCATCAGCGAAAAGCAAGAAAAGTTCTTGTCGAGTCTCCTTGAGAAAATCCAGAACCGGGCAGAAGTTGAGGCCGCGCGTAAAGCTGAGGCCGACGCCGCAGCACCCATCCCGCAGTTTTCGGGGCGCACCACCGTCATCGGTGAAGTGATCTCAAAGCGGTGGGAAGATTATGGGTACCATGGTGGTGCGATGAAAGCACTGATCAAGACTGTCGAAGGATGGAAAGTCTGGGGTACTCTGCCCGCAGCCATCGATGATGTCGAACGCGGCACTAAGGTTCAGTTTGATGCCAAGGTCACGCCTTCGGATGATGATCCTAAGTTTGGGTTCTTCAAGCGTCCAACAAAAGCGGCGCTTGTCTGATCATGAAAGGTAATGGTGGAAATAATGGAATTTCGTGATGCTTATGACTTCGCAAAAAAACTACGCGGCATTGCTCGACGGGCGGACACCTTCGGGCACGATAGGCAGCGCGTTCTAGAAGAACTAATCTTTGCGGCCGAAAATTATGAAACCGTTGCCGAAAAACAAGAAATGTGCATGATTGTCCAGATGCAACGCGATGGGGTTGAGGCAAACTAATGAAAAATAAAAAAGTCGATCCTTTCAAACTTATGGGAAGCGCACTAGGTAATGCGTATTTTTCTGGGGTATCGTTCGATCAGTTGTGGCAGTGTATTGCTATATCGCGAACACCAGAAGAACTGGACGCGGCTATAGACGCCACAATCAATATGAATGTCTCAATACACATTCCCAAATAAAAACAAGGATAGACTAGATGACACAAGAATCGTATGACGTAAGGGTTTATAATTTTGATTCTATCAATGGTAAAAAAATCTTGGTGGCTCATGCAACAAATTTAACGAAACCCGGAGCAGATGCCGCGCGGGATCGATACAAAAGCCTCGGATATTCTTTTATAGAAATTAAAAATAATAATAAAAAACTTCTTGACTTTCATTATTCTTTTGATTATAATAATACATAGAAACAGTAAGAAAACAGAAAAGGAAATATCATGGCTCATATGCTGGAAATCGTCGCTGGAGAAGCCCAAATGGCTTACGCTGGCGAAACACCTTGGCATAATCTTGGAACTCAAGTCTCGAATGATCTAACACCCAACCAAATGATGGAAAAAGCAGGCGTCGATTGGGAAGTCGAAGAAGTTGAATCATATATCGACTTCAATGGCGAGAAACGGTCGACTGGTCAGAAGTCTCTTGTTCGTAAAACCGATGGAAAAATTCTGACTAATGTTGGTGAGAATTGGCATTCTTGTCAGAACGAAGAAGCATTTGACTTCTTCAATGAATTTGTTCTAGCCGGTGATATGGAAATGCACACCGCTGGTTCGCTCAAAGGTGGCCGGTATGTTTGGGCACTTGCGAAAGTCAAAGAATCGTTTGATATCTTTGGCGGCGATCAGGTAGACTCTTATATGCTCTTTGCTAATCCTCATCAGTATGGTAAAGCAATCGATGTTCGGTTTACTCCGATCCGCGTGGTTTGCAATAACACGCTTACATTCGCCCTTGATAAAGAATCGAACCGAGCAGTCAAGGTTGGTCACCGCACCGCATTTGATGCTGATGCTGTGAAGAACACAATGGGTCTTGCTCATGAGAAATTCGCGAAATACAAAGAAATGGCAGAGTTTCTTGGTTCGCGTCGGTTCTCGGTTGATAATCTTCTTCAGTATTATAACGAAGTGTTCCCGCTGACTGGCGAAAGTGCGAAAAATCAGAAAGAGGTCACCAAAGATACCATTTCGCGGCCTGCACGGCAGGTGTTTGATGTTCTTGAAACCCAGCCCGGAGCAGAGTTCGCTGAAGGGACCTGGTGGCAGGCGTTTAATGCGGCCACATACTTCACAGATCACCTGCAAGGTCGCAATGCCGATAATCGCCTGTATAACCAGTGGTTCGGTACGAATCAAAATCGTAAAATCAAAGCTGCGGAAAAGGCTGTGGAATACGCAAACGCATCCTAATTTTTGTAAAATATAACTAAAATAAAAGGGGGTTTAGACTCCCTTTTTTTTATAAATAGAAAGAAATATAATAGGAAATCGACATGTCTTTAGCCAAAAATTTAAATTATGCACTGATATCATTTAAGAAGTTTTATCACATAAACGAGGAATATAAAAAAGCCTCATCTAATACTAAAGGCGTGTTGCATGAATTGTTAGTTGGTTATCATATGCGCAATAAAAAGCATATGGAAAAACATGATGATAAAGATGGTGATTCACCAAAGGCTGCACACGATAAATTAAAAAACTCTATGCATCCCGACGAATATAAAAAAATTAATGCTAGAGCAAAGGCGTCTGCCGATCATATACATTCGGTTGTTAAATCTCACGGTCATACGGCCCATGATGTTCACTGGACATCAAAGCCCGGAGACATACATAGAAGCACCGGAATACACTCATCACAAAAAGAGGATTCGTCCGATATTGTTGTTCACGCAAAAGATAAATCAGGCAAAACTGTACACCACGGAGTTAGTCTAAAGGTATCAGACGCTAATAATAAACACGTTCCGGTTTCGAATCCCGGAATGTCTTCGATGCATGGTGCTGAAAAACATCTAGAGGCACACAAGAATGATTTAAATAAAAGCCATCCTGCCCTAAAAACTGGTAACGCCAAATCTAGAAAAGACTATATTAAAAGTCTTCCTTCCCACGTCCAAAGTGATATTAAGGCCAAGCGAGTAAAAACGCTACATAAAGTTATTGATCACGCCCACAACGAAATGAACAAAATGCCGAAGAAAGATTTGGCGAATCATATCAGAAATACGGTACTCCAGGCCCATAAAACTCCTATGCAAAATCAAGGACATAATCATATCCGGCACGTTGCGTATGAAACGAATAGCGGCACACAATTTCATCACATGAATCCTAATGATCACTACCACCATATATTAAATGACCATGATAATATCACTACGCATAAAACCGGAACATCAATCATATTTAAGCATAAAGGTAAACCATTTGCCAAACATAGAGCGAAATTCGCTGGATCGGATCCACATAGTTCGATAAAGGGTTCCGGAGAACCTATGTAATGAAATCGTTTAAATCCTTTTTAGCAGAACAAAAAAATACACATCTTTCACATCTAGAGGATGCTATAATATATGGTGGCGCAGATGGTGCTAGGCAGGCTATAAATGCTATCCGAGCATTCCGTGATATGTTACAAGGACACCACGCTTCGTCAGTTTCGGTAAAATGGGATGGAGCGCCTGCTATATTTGCGGGAACTGATCCTTCTGATGGTAAGTTTTTTGTTGCCAAAAAGGGTATTTTTGCGAAAAATCCTAAAGTTTATAAAACATCAGCGGATGTTGATGCTGACACTTCGGGTGATCTGGCAACCAAACTTAAATTAGCATTAAAACATTTACCATCACTCGGAATTAAAGGTGTTATTCAAGGCGATTTCTTATTTTCACAAAGCGATATCAAAAGCGAGAAAATTGATGGTGAAAATTTTGTTACATTCCATCCTAATACCATTATTTATGCTGTCCCCACAAATACGCCAATGTCGAAGAATATCAAGGCGGCGAAATTGGGGATTGTCTGGCACACATCATACACAGGCAAATCATTCGAAACAATGAAAGCATCTTATGGTGTGAATGTCGGTCGTATGAACTCAACAAAAAATGTTTGGTCACAAGATGCCTTTTTAAGAGATTTCACCAATCTAACGATGACGGCAAAAGAATTGAAACAAGTTGATGCTGATCTATCGGTTTCCGGAAAAATATTTAATAGAATATCCGGATCAACTCTCAAAGAACTTAAAGCGCATCCAGAACTTCCTAGACTCATTGAACAATACAATAATACATTTGTCCGCTCGGGCACAGTTGTTAAAAACACAACACTTCACACCAACAATCTTATTGATTGGATTCATAAAAAATATAGTAGTGATATCGCTCAATTGAAGACTGAACGAGGCAAAGTTCCTAGAAGAGAAAAATTAAAATCCATTATGGAATTCTTTTCTGTTAAAAATAAAGCGTCACTAAAGCTATTATTCGATTTTCAGAAGGCGATAACCGATGCGAAGTTAATTATTATAAATATATTAAATAGACTATCAAAAGTAAATACTTTTGTAAAAACGCGTCGAGGATATAAAACTACAGGTCCAGAAGGTTATATTGCTATTGACAAACTGAGTGGGTCGGCACTAAAAATTGTGGATAGAATGGAATTTTCGTACAACAACTTTTCGCCCGATATAATAAAGGGATGGGAAAAATAAATCAAATGGGGTTAAATAAAAAATGAAAAAATCAAATATCACGCAGGCAAAAGCCCGGATAAACGAGTTAATGGAAAACACCATTAATGCACCAACACAAAATTTAAATGAAATGTTTTCAGAAGCTAAAAAGCTTGATAAAGTTGGTACAGCCGATGCCGATATTGACAATGACGGTGACGTAGATAATTCTGACGTATATCTTCACAATCGTCGCCGAGTTATTAAAAAATCCATTAAATCTGAAGAAATTTCACCAAAAAGACTCGGTAAAATTACCGTTGACACCGATGAGAAAAGAAGCATTAGAGCAAAAATGTGGAGAGCAAAGAAAAGTGGTGATAACGCATCTTGGAATAAATTAAATGCGCAACTGACTGTTTTATCCAACACACAAAAAGAATCTGTAGACGAAGAAACTCTTGATGAAATCTCAAAAGCCAAACTTCGTGATTATGAAATGGCCAACGAAAAAGATAGAGAAAAACTTTCAAAGGATATTGGATGGGTCAAGTATGGTAAACACACTCCAAAGCAAAAATCACTTCTCAAAAAACTAAAATCCAGAAACGACATGGATATGTTGGCTAGTAAGAAACGATATCCTACAGTCTTCACCGGCAAAAATGCAGCTAAAGTTGCCGCGACAGAAGAAGTTGAACGTATTGATGAACTCTCTAAGGATAAATTATACACATACTTTAAGGCGAGTTACGCAGATGAGGTCGACCGTCGTGGTGATGCTATCGATCAAAAAAGGTCTTTGACTCCAGCAGAAAAAAAATTAAACGCTAAAAGAAATTTATATCGCACAAAAGCCGCGCACAGAATTTCTCCTATCCCAGATGAGGTGAAGAATAGGAGCAAAGCAGGTAAACGTGCCGATAAATCGGATGCCCGGATGCAATTTAAAAGATCATTTAAAGCTGCTCAGAATGAAGAAACTCTTGATGAAATCTCTAAGGCTAAACTTCGTGATTATGAAATGGCCAACGAAAAAGATAGAGAAAGACTTTCAAAGGATATTGAATGGCCCAGTCAATATATTGGATGGGTCAAGAACAAGAAATACGCCGCAAAACAAAAATCACTTCACAAAAAACTAAAATCTAGAAAAGATATGGACACATTGGCGAATAAGAAACGACATCCAGGCCTTTGGGCCAAGCACAATCCCGCTAGGATTGCCGCAACTGAAGGAAAAAGAAGTTCAGTCAGTGAAACAACAGAACTGACGGAAAAATCTTCCTTTGGTAAAGCATTTGCGGCCGCAAGGGCCAAATCCGGTGGCGGTCATGTATTTTCTTGGAATGGTAAAAAATACACTACCAACATCAAAGGTGAAACTGGTACAGTAGCCAAAGGAAATTTTAGCGGCACACCTAAGCCCACACCTAAGCCCACACCTAAGCCTGCACCTAAGACCTCACCTAGGCCCGCACCTAGGCCCGCACCTAGGCCCGCACCTAGGCCCGCACCTAAGCCTGCACCGACCCCTGTAAACAAGATTGCTCAGGGAACTAATAAGGCTTTATCTAGAGTGACCAGACCAATGCCTCGAACACCCACACAGGGTAATAATCCTAGTGTGACTGGTAGTTCTATCAGACCAAGAGCTAATCCCAGAACTGCGCCCATAGCCAAACCTCGCTCGTTGGTGCCAGCGAAAGTTACTGGTCCCACTCCCTCAAATCCCGGCAAGTCAATTGCGCGGGCCACGGCCAAGGCACTCGCAGTAACGCCGAAAAAGCCAAACAGAACATCCACCGGCGCAGGATCGGCACTCGGTAATATGGGCGCCAAAATTGGAGGAAATAATTCACCTACGGCCGGAATGAATGAAGCTTCTATAGATTATAAAGTCAGTGTTGATGGACTTCCTCCAATGTTTATCGATGCTAAAAATCCTATGGAAATCAAACAAAAACTTCGTAAATTGCTTCGTAAACCGGATTCTATTGGTGACGTAAAGCGAGTTACAAAATCTGAATTAAAAAAGTATTTTCGTACAAAGGGTATGGGAAAAGATCCTGAAGGTGAAGAAACAAAAAATGACTAATAAATTAAACTTTAAAGATATGATATCTCATTATGATCCTAATAGAGATGATCCGGATGGCTATTTACAATATAGAGCCAAACGGCGTAAAAACGGCGCTATGTCGGAAGAAAAAGATAAAGACGTACACGAAAATCTGGCGTGGGCGAAAGATTCCGGGTGGCATAAACCTAAAAACACCGATAGGTTTGGTAATACAGAAAAGGATTCAAATACCGCCTTGGCTCATGCCCGACGCATCGCACGACTCACACAACTAAAATCCGCAAAGATGGGCCAGAAGATGGGCCAGGTCGTCAAACGATCTGTTCCCGCGGCCTCGAAAGGTCTCGGCATACTTGCATTAGGGTTAGAAGAGGTCGAACAAATTGATGAAATTTCTCTTGATGATCTGACTAAATCTGTTGGTGCATCCCGACACTTACAAAAAGTTGCCAAAGTCCATGGCTCCGATAAACTAAAATTAGAATTAGAAAAAATGCGTAAAAGATTAGAGAAAGATGGTAAAAGCCGGTCATTAGGATGGTCAAGACCAGCTATGGCAACTCGCAAAGAATCAAAATATTATGAACTAGATAGTGGTCGTATGGTATATGACCAAGATATTGAAGAAGCATCAAACTCAGTTAAAGATCAGTTGGCCAACATTGACTTGTCAATTCGCGATTGGGCAAGACGCTGGAAAAATAAGAGTGCCGGTAATCCAAATGACATGAAGGCACCTCAGAAAATTCGGAATCTGAAAGCGCAAAAGGCTGCGCTCATGAAAAAGCACAACATCCGTGAAAAAGTATTAAGTACCCATAACAACTATAATTATGAACTAGATGAAGCCGAAATAAAGTTTGTGATTAAACATAAAAAAACACAAAAAGTATTAAGTACCCATAACA